GACAAAGTGCAGCAGACTACAGGCACCGAACGCCGTACATACAACGCAGAACTGCGCATGGATATGAAAACCGGGAAGCCTCAGATCAGGGGCTATGCTGCTGTTTTCGATTCAGACTCAGAACTGCTGATGGGCAGCTTTGTCGAGCGCATTGACAAGCAGGCATTCTCTGATGCTGATATTTCTGATGTCCGGGCGCTGTTCAACCACGACCCTAACTTCGTGCTTGGCAGGACTACGAACAACACCCTACAGCTCGAAATTGACGAGCGAGGGCTTCGCTACACTATCACCCCTCCTGACACACAGCTTGTCAGGGACTTGGTTATTGAGCCGATGAAGCGGGGCGATGTGACGCAAAGCTCGTTTGGTTTCACGTTGATGGAGGATGAATGGGACGAATCAGGAGACTACCCGGTGCGCACGTTGAAGCGCATTGGTGAAGTGTTTGACATTTCACCTGTCACCTTCCCTGCTTACACGCAGACGGAGGCGAGCGCTCGGAGCATCGAAAAGCGCACATCGCAAACAGAAGAACAGAAAGAAAAAACGCGGGCCAGCCTGGCAGGGCGGAAGCTGCGTATTATCGAGTTGCCGGAAGGTGACCAATAACCCTATTTTTTGAATAGCAAAACATCAAAGCTATGAAAAGTACAGAGCAATTGCTCAATGGCCAGGCGAGCGCACAGGAACTGCGCGAGGGCCGTGCATGGATTAAGGAACAGATGCGCGATATTGTCAACAGCGCAGAGAAGCAGAGCCGCGACCTCAACAAAGAGGAGGACGCCCGCTTCATGAAGTTCGATGAGGACTATCAGGCGCTTACCCGGAAGCTTGACCGCCAGCAGCGCGTCGAAGAACTGCAAAAAGAGCAGATCGAGCAGCGCGCACAGCGTGGTGAAGCAGAACAGGCTACCAAGCAGCTTAGCCCTGAAGACAAGGATAAGCAATACCGCAGCATCTTCAGCAAGTACCTCCGGTGGGGCGCTACTTCCCTGAATGCAAGCGAGCAGCAGATCCTGATGGAAAAGCGAGGCACTGACCCGCAGACCACTGCCGACGCACAGGGTGGTTACACCATCCCGCAGGGCTTCAGCGATGAGCTGGAAATCCGCATGAAGTATTTTGGTGAAATGCTGAATGTCGCCCGCCTGTTCAATACCGCTACAGGTAATCAGGTGGACTGGCCAACTGTTGACGACACCTCTGCAATCGGCTCTATCCTTACAGAAACCGCAGGCGCTGCAACTGTTCAGGATATGACCTTTGCTAACAAGGTGCTCGACGCCTACACCTACACCTCCGGTATTGTGAAGGTATCTGTGCAGCTTGCGCAGGACACAGCGTTCGACCTGGAGAACTTCATCATCGACAGCTTCGCTGAGCGCTTGGGGCGCATCATCAATCAGCACGCCACTACCGGCACCGGCACTGCACAGCCTAACGGCTTCGTGACTGCTGCTACTGTCGGCAAAACTGCTACTGCTGTTGATGCGATCACCCGCGCTGAGCTTGTCGACCTGCTGCACAGCGTAGACCGCGCATACCGCCCGAATGGCATTTGGATGTTCAACGACACCACCCTTGCGGCTATCAAGAAGCTGAGCTTCGGTTCTGCTGATGACCGCCCGCTGTGGGTGCCTTCAATGCGGGATGGCGAGCCTGATACCCTTGAGGGATATGCTTACAGCGTGAACAACGACATGGCAGACCTCGGAGCAGCGAACAAGCCTGTCGCTTTCGGTGACTTCTCGAAGTATGTCATCCGATTGGCAGGAGATCCGGTTTTTGTCCGTATGCAGGAGCGCTACATGGACGAGCTGAAGGTTGGCTTCATCTCTTACCGCCGCATGGACGGCGAGCTGATTCAAGCCAACGCGATTAAGGTGCTGCAAAATGCTGCAACCTAATGAAGGAAGTGAGAATATTTCAGGGCCTTGCAGGGAGGGATTATACCTTCCCTGCGGGTTCCCTTCAAACAGTTACAGACGAGAAAGCTGCTGAGCTACAGCGCAAAGGCCTTGCTGAGATTGTCAGTACTGCGAAAATTACTGTTAGCCGGAAGGCAGCAGAGCGCAGGACGGCAACAATTGCAACACCTAAGCCTGAAGCACAAAAGGCAGCAGATACCGAGCAGAAAGCAGAGCCTCAAAAGGCAGAACCGAAGCCTGAACAACCGAAGCCTGAGCGCAAGAAGCGCGGGCGCAAACCACGAAAGTAAATGCTCAAAGTTACGTCAGCACCTGCTGAAGAGCCTGTAAGCCTAGCGGAAGCAAAGGCGCACCTCAAAGTAGACTACAGCGCTGATGACGATTATATCACAGCGCTGATTACCGCTGCCCGGCAACAGGCAGAGGAATACACGAATTCGGCGCTGATTGATACAACTTATGAGCAGGCTTTTGATGGTTTTCCGGCAACAACGCGCCTTAACCCTTATCAGTCGTTAGTGCTTTGGCGCTCGCCGCTTATCAGTGTTACGAGCGTTGTGTACACAGCCGAGGATGGCACGAGCATAACTGAGGACGCTGCTAATTACAAGGTTGATACCTATCGTAGGCCACCGAGCGTAAGCCCTGTGTATGGCTATTCCTGGCAGTCAGCACAAGATATACCTGCAAGCGTTGTGGTGACATTCCGGGCAGGCTACGCTGATGCAGATAGTGTGCCTGTAGCCATCAAGCAGGCGTTATTGCTGATGATTGGCGCATGGTATGACAACCGGGAGGACAGCGTGTACAATCTTCCGACACAGAGCAGGGTAATGCTCGATCACTACAGAGTAAGCCGTTTCTGATGTACAACAAAAAGGAGAACATAGGGCGTATGCGGCACCGGGTGCAATTCCTGAAGCCTACCTATACGCCTAATGACTACGGCGAAAAGGAGAAGACGTACACACCGCAGGCTGAAACGTGGGCGCACATTGAGTACAAAGAATCAGGCTCAGACGAGAGCGGAGAGGCAAGCCGGATAACATCGCGCATTAACTGCTTAGTGACAATACGGTTCAACAGCGAGATTAACGCTGAATGGCGAATGATTCACAATAATGAGAAATTCAACATCCGAACTGTGCTGCCTGATGCAAAGCAGATGTACATGCGCTTAGAGTGCGAGATTGACGAACCGATAACGAGCTATTGAGATGGCGCAAAGAAGAGTAGGATTAACATCGAGAGGCAGAGAGTATTTTGCATCGAGAGCAGCGCAATACAGGGCATACAGAAAAGCACTTGCAAGCGGGCAACAACTAAGAAGAACAAGGACTAGAAACATCGGATTAGAAAGTTCTCAGGTAGAGGTGGAGGACTTGATACTAAGAATGTCAAATGCTCTGTCAGAAATCTCTGACACTGAAGAAAGAAGAAGAATTAACCTGAAAGCAGGTGAATTTGTCAAGTATGCTGCAAGAGCTAGAGCGCCACGATCGAACAAAGTGCATTATCACTATCGTAGCACAAGTAAACTTGTTAGCAGTCTTAGAGCGAAGCGGGGCAGCAGGACGGAGGACAGGGTGGCTTATTACCCCGGCAACTTGCAGTTATCCATCAGGGTGTTTAAGCTGAAAAGGGCAATCAGCGCTATTATAGGCCCGCGAATACAACGCAACGCACGGGCAAAAAGCTATGGCAAGAATGACCGAAACGTTAACGCTTTTTATGCTCAGATGATATACGGCAGTGCAATTGCTTTTCGAGACCGCGTTATGACACCTGCTTTGAAAAGCCAAGAGGCTAGAGTGAAAGCTTTTATCAAGCGCGAAATTGATGCTTTGAAGCGCAAGGCAGCGCGAAAAAATAACTTGGATTGAACTTAGGCAAGCTGACATATAACCTCCTGAGCAACGATGCAACGATAACCGGGCTTGTCGGCAGCAGGATATTCCCTGTTCAGATACCGCAAGATACCGGCTATCCGGCTATTGTCTATCAGCACACGAGTCAACTGCCTACGAATATTAAAGACGGGCCTTCGCCGCTTGATGTGATTGATATGTCGCTTGTCATCTATTCAACAAGCTACAGCGATGCGCAGGATATTGCGGCAAGGTGCAGGACTATTTTCGATCACTACCAAGGCACTGTACAGGGTGTTTCGGTAGACAAAATAAGCTTTGCGAACCAGTCGGATAATGACTTCATTGATGACTTTGGTTTTTTCGCTATCGAGCAAAGCTATCAAGTAAGAATGAAGCGATGAGAGTGAAGCTAATTAAAGACTGGACAGACGAAAAAGGACGGACTGACAAAGCAGGCACTCACATTGATATTGCATACAGGTACGCGAAAGCGCTAATCAAACAGGGCATTGCAATACCTGATACTGAGCAGTTGGAGAACATCACCTCCTACTCGAAAGACAACCCGCCTCCTGAAGTGCAGGAAGTGGAACTTGAACAAGAATTTTTTGAACCTGCCCCTGTGAAGCCAAAGAAGGTGACATGGTGGGATAAAATTAAATCGCTATGGCATCGACTGGCGTAATAAACGGAACTAACCTTCGCCTGTATATTGGCAGTACGCCAATTGCATACGCGACGAGCTGTACCCTGTCATTCAGCAGGGAGCTGCGGGAGACTATCCACAAAGACAACCCCGGATCTGGCTGGGCAGAAAGTGAACCGGGGCAGAAGTCCGGCACGCTGACTGTTGAGGCGCTGTACAATGAGGATGGCACTTCAAACAACTACGAAACCCCTCGAACGCTGTTTGATGCGCTTGATGACGGCACAGAACTAAGCTGTACTGTTGAGACAGGCGTATCAGGTGACAACATCTACACGTTCTCGGCATTTTGCACAGAATACGAAGTGACAGCAGCGGTGGAAGAGAATGCAACCTACTCAGCAAGCTTCACCATCACAGGTGCGGTTGTAATGAGCACAACCTAAAACATCTGCATGGTACACGAAATCCAAGTTGATGGTAAGAGCCTGCCCGTATCTTTCACGATGCGGGCGCTCAATCATTTTTGCATCAAACATAAGCTCACTATCGGGCAGTCTTTCGAGATGCTCGGCGCTACAGGCGGCGAAGGCAATCCTATACAACTGACTTACGAGCAGATCGCAGATTTGTTCTATTTTGGGCTAAAGGAGGGCCACCGCAAAGAATCTAAGAAATTCAATCTTAGCGCTGATGATGTCATGGACTTGTTCGACGAAAAGCCGGGCCTTCTCACAGAGGTACTGGAAATATATGGTGAGTCGCTGGCTAAAAAATGGGCAGCGGATGAGGAAAAAAACTCGAAAGCGCTCAAAGCGGAGAAAGCCAAGAGCGCGAAGTAGATGTTAGCCAGCTTCATTATTACGCCTGCGGGATGGCAGGCATGTCAGAAACTGACTTTTGGGATAATGAAGTCTGGGCGGTCCTCAACCGTATTGATGCATGGGGCAAAAAGTACGAGCAGCAAGAAAAGGGCGAGCTACAGCGCATTAGCCTGTTAGGCTCATGGATGCTTAACCCTTACAGCAAGAAAGGCAAGCCTGTTAAGCCCCAAGACCTGCTGCCTGCTGTCTGGGAAGGCATCAATACAAGCGGTAGCAAAGGGCCTTTGTCGGCAGAAGAAAGAGCAAAGATTTTCGCTAAGCACGATGCGATAGCACGCAAAAAATTCAGCAATGGCTAGAGCAGACTTAAATGTAAGGTTAGGTGTCATAACTCGGAATTTCGAGAAGAGCCTAAAGCGTGCAGAGCGTTCTTTGCGCCGTTCAGCGCAGCAGATGAGCGATATAGGTTCTAGCTTGACTGCTGCGGTGTCCCTGCCTGTTGCAGGGGTTGGCGTTGCATCTTTGAGGGCGGCGGGAGATATTGAGGCGTTGGAAAAGGGCTTAAAAGCTATTTTGCCACCCTCAGCTAGTGTTTCTGATGAGCTTGAAAGATTAAGGAGAATATCAGAGTTGCCAGGGCTTGGTTTTGAGCAAGCAGTACAGGGTTCAGTTAGGCTGCAATCTATCGGCTTAAACGCTGACCAATCTGCTGCATCACTTGAGGCATTTGGTCGGATTGTTGCGCTAACAGGTGGAGGCGCGGAGAAGCTAGATAGTGTTGTCAATCAGTTCACACAGATAAACTCGAAAGGCAAGTTATTAGCTGAAGACCTTAATGTTATCAGAGAAAACGCCTCAGGTTTCAATATCGCCTTGCAGGATGCTTTTGGCACTACCAATATTGAGGCTATCCGGGAAACAGGCATAAGCACCGGAGAATTTACAAAGCGGATAGTCGAAGCAGTACAACAAAGCAAGGTATTTCAGGAGGTTCAGGGCGGCTTATCAAATAGCTTTGAAAACGCGCGAGTATCTGTTCGGTTGTTCTTGTCTGAATTAGGCAAAGAAATAAACAGGCTTTTTGATGTTCAGGGAGCAACAGAGCAATTCAGCCTAGCCTTAGGCAGGCTCAGTGCTGCCTTCAAGTCGCTCGATGACGAACAAAAGAAGAACATTATAAGGTTTGCAGCGCTTGCTGCTGCTGTTGGCCCGGCACTAATCATATTTGGTAAGCTGCTTACTATCCTCAGGTTTGTGCCAATTGCACTGACTGCGATATTAGGGCCGTTGAAATTGCTTACATCTGGGTTCTTGGTTGCATCGCGGGTGTTTACGATTGTAGCAATCAGGGGCAAAACTCTTGCTGTTGCGCTTCGCACGGTTGGCGCTTCGTGGCTTACTGCTGCCGCTCCTGTAGTCGGTGTTATCGCTGGTATTGCTGCTGTTGCAGGCGTCTTTTTGTTTGTCACTAAGAACGCAGAGGCTTTTGAGGCACGGTTCACTAATATCTTCATCAAAATCAAAACAAGGGTATTAGAGCAAATCAACAGGCTTATCGACGGCTTAAACCCGTTGCTCGGCGCTGTAGGGCTTGAGATTGAACGGGCAAAAATTGAGCCTCAGGACCTTGTTGATGAGCCTAAATTTCAATCCTTCTCTGAGTTCATCGGCAGCGTTAAGGATGACTTGGTTGACCTTGTACCTGGGCTAGGCAGTGCAGCAGAAGGGTTTGGCAAGCTCAAAGAAGCAGTGTTTGGAGGCGGTGACAGCGCTGGCAGTGCAGACTTAGGCATCAAAGGGGCTTTCGATAATTTTACCGGGCTGCCGGGGCAGGAAACGGGGGGCAGCGGTGGTGGTTCTTCGATTACTGATAGAGCTAAAGAAATAAATAAGTCGATTGCCGATATAAATGATGAAATAGACAAAGAGCTTAGAAAATCTATATTTCTAAGCAGGGAGTTTGGTGTGTCATTACAAGGTATAGCGTCAGGCACTTCTTTGCTAGGTTTAAGGGCTGCAAGAGAAAATATAGACGAAGTAAATAATGCATTAGAGCAAACAAAAGTAAAAACAGAAGGCCCTGACCCGTTAGGTCTTGTAAACACATTCGGGTTACCACAACAAATTGTCGAAAATGTCGTCGCTGGCTTTGATAACGTCAGAAAAGGCGTTGATACAGTAGTTGCGCAATCAGAACAGGTTCTTGCTGCTGTAGCGCTTGTTAGGGAGACAATCACAGCACCCTTTGAGGACTTCTTTACTACCCTTGTTGAGGGCGGCAAAAATGCGTTTGGCCAATTCGCTAAGACATTAGGGCAGACGGTGAAAAAGATTATTGCAGACCTGCTCAGCGCTATTGCTGTCGCTGCTGTCTTAGCGCTTATATTAGGGCCGATTCTCGGCGGTGGCACCTTCGCCTCACAGTTCGGCACGCTACTAAAGGGCGGCGGCGGCATTGGCTCTATTTTTGCAGGGATTGTGGGCCTTGCACAGGGCGGCATTGTCCCATCCGGCTACCCGAACGACACCTACCTTGCACGCCTTAGCTCAGGGGAGGCTGTTATCCCGCTGAACCGGCTTAACAGTATGCTCGATATGGGCGGTGGGCAGATGGTAGCAGATACGGTAATCAGGGGCGAGGATATTGTTCTTTCGTACAACCGCGCAAGCAAAACACTAGGACGGTAATGGCAGTAAGGTTTGAAGGCACGAGCGCAGGAGTGAAGGGTACAACGTACACTGTGCAGGTGCATGATTCAGACTTTGCAGGGACTAAGGTTGATGTGAGCCTAGGGGGCGATGGGTTCAGGCTGTCATACGAACCTGAAGAAGATAACCCTGATGTAGCGATTATACCCTCTACATTAAGCTTTTCGATAATCAGAACAAGCGCAAACGCTGCTGCCTTCAATAGCTTTCTTTCTGATTTCGCAACTGCCGATGAGGGGCGCTTTACGGTTAAGGTACTGTCAGGCAGCAACCTGTATTGGTGTGGCTACCTGCTTGCAGATCAGGTTAGATATCTTGACACGCGATGGGCAGACACTAATGCTGAATTTGCGATGAAAGCAAAGGACGGCATTAATCGCCTTAAGGGCATCAACTACAACGATGACGGCACGGCCTATGAAGGCAGGGTTACGTTCAAGGAGCATCTATTCAATATCCTTGATAAAATTGGATTGCAGGATTTTTGGGGCGCAACAGATGACTATCTGCACAGTGTGGTAAGATGGTACGAGGAAGATGACACTGCTGCTACGCTAAACGACAATAGTATAGATAGGGTGTATGGTGACCACAGGGCGGCTTATGAAGTCGGCGATAATGGCACCTACGTCTATAAGTCCTCTTTTGAAATCCTTGAAGCTATCTGCACAACTTTCGGCGCAAGGTTTTTTCAGTCTGATGGCAAATGGCATTTCATACAGTTTAATGAGTTCAGGCAGACAGGCAGTATCTACTTGCACAGGTATTACAAGGACGGCACAAAGCCGGGCACTTCATCTAGTGTAGACTTTGAGGTGGATGAGACTGGCGGTGACTTTGTTACAGCTTCTGAAGGTGTGCAGTTCTTCATCCCTCCTGTCGGCAGGGTTGAGGTAGAATTCAAGCATAAAGATGACAGGAATTACCTGCAAGGGGAAACGATAGTCTTTGAAGTAGATTCTACAATACCAGGAGTACCGGGCAACAATTCAAAATACAGAATATCCGGTCTTTTCACATCAGATGTTGAATTCACGAATAACCATCTGCCTGTTTTCAATGTTGTTGGGCTGAAAATTGAAATCAGAGATCAAAGCGCTAATGTCTACAGGTTAGAAAGAATTGCAGAGATAACAGGAGGTACTAACATCAACTATGGCGATACGCAATGGGTTGAGGACGGGCTAAACGAGTATCAGATAGTAATGCCGATACAGCAAAGCGGGCTGCCTGTTACTCAGTCTTTTGATTTTGTTACTCCTGATAGCCCGGCAGGAACAGATAGCGCAACGCTGCTCATTACCTACTTTGACAACAGACAGGTAGTAATAGGTAACATTTTCAATACAGCAGTAGATACTGTTACCATAAGTGCATCAGGGTTGTCATTTCAGGCGATGAATACAGACGGCACTTTCCCTGCTGCCTCTAATTTGTTAACCCTAACAAACCCCGACACTCCGGGCGCGAGTGCTGTTGTAAGCAAAGAGGTAATATTCTCTGACAGGATAAACTTCACAAGCTCAGGAAGCATAACAAGGTTGGTTGGCGATGAACACATAAACACTCTTAGCTGGTCTAAAGGGCTTTCAGGGACGAACTACCCTATTAGGAGGCTGTTGGCTATTGAGTTACTGTATCAACGCAGAAAAGCCATAAAATCGATTGATGCCACATTCATATCTATCAACGACTTTCATTTCTTCAACCTGTTAAAACTCAATACAGGTGAACAGTATGTACCTATCAGGGCTACATATAACAGCAAAAGAGAAGATTGGGCAGGGCGCTATTTTTCTATCGGTTACAGCGACACATTAACAGGGGTTACTGTAATCAATGACGTGCCATTAGGGCCTAATGGGCAGCCTGGAGGCGGCGGTACACCACCTGGCGAAGGGCCAATTACAATACCTGGAGTCAGCGCCAACAACCCAATCGGCAGCTCATTCGATGATGGCGGGCATATCGTCAGCACAACGGGAGATAGCAGCTATAGCGATGGCGATGAGGTGACAACGATAGGCATTGATACAGCAACGGTGGACGGCTTAGTGCAGGCAGGCGATACTATCGCGATGATTGACAGGACAACCGGAAACACACAGACGTTCACGGTGACTAGCAATCTACAGGCAGGCGATACAACGATAGCAGTAAGCTCAGCGACAATATCGGGCAGTTTTGGGACGAATAGCTATATCACGTTAGGCACCGGCGAGTTCGTGACGAACATCAGGCAGGGCAGTGCTGCACGCTATGTGCAGAAGTTCGACAACCCTGCAAGCGCTACTCTTACGGTGACAGAGAACAGCGGCACACTGCCGAGCGATACGAACCTGATAGACGTTTTCTATAATGGCGTACTGTTATCTGAGACGGATGACTACAGCATTTCAGGCAGTGATATTGTGCTGACATTCACACCGAAGCGAAGGGTGATTGTTAAATTTTGGATTATAGGTTAAAAACCAGTAATTTGCAACAGAAGCTAATGAAAACTAGAAAGTCAATACTACTCGCCTTAGCGCTGCTCAGCGCTGTTGTTGCTTATGCGCAGCCTTCTACGCGCATTGACTTGACTCAGTTGGTAGGCCCTGCTGATGAAAGCAAAGTGAATTACATCATCACGAAGAATGATACAGCTTACTATGAATACCAGGTGCCGAGCCTTAGCTTCGACATTACAACTGAGGAAGACGCTGTGCCGGGAATGCTTACATGGAACACGGATGAAAGCACGCTTGATATTGGCTTAGATGATGAAGTTATCCTGCAAGCCGGGCAGGAGATGGTGTACTATGTCAAGAACCAAACAGGCAGCACTATCAATGATGGGCAGGTAGTGCAGTTTGTAAGTAGCCTTGGCAACTCCGGCAGGCTGCTGATTGCACTTGCACGCGCTGATACAACAAGCGAGGCAAAGTACATCATGGGCGTTGCTACCGAAGAGATAGCGAATGGCGCTGATGGCTTTGTGACGGCGTTCGGTAAGATACGAGGCATTGACACCGATGGCAGTGTATGTAGCGAGACTTGGGATGATGGGGATATTCTCTACCTAAGTGCAACGACTGCCGGCTGTTTGACGGTGACGCCTCCTTCTGAGCCTTCGTTACGGATACCTGTTGCCGCTGTTGTTCATGCAGCTAACAATGGCACCTTATTTGTTCGCCCCACCTACTACCCTAGATTAAATGACCTGCATGATGTGACAACAGATGGGGCAACAAACGGGCAGGTGCTTGTCTACAATTCAAGCTCAGGCGTTTGGGAGCCGGGCACAGCATCAGGTGGCAGTTCGTTATGGAGCGAAGGCGCTACATCAGGGGAGATATATTACAACTCTGGTAATGTCGGCATAGGCACAACAGACCCGCGTGAGCTGCTTGATATAGATGGCGGCAGTATCAGGTTGGAATCTAGTTCAGATCCGGGCTTGAGGATTTACAGCGATGATGGGGCTGAGACAAGCTATTTAGATATTCGGGACTTCTCTGACAACTACGCGCAAATATCGAAGGTTAGCAATACACTGATTGACTGCTTTATAGACATTGACCCACTGCCGCAGAATAACGATAAAGCTGTCATTAGGCTGTTTCGTAATACAAACACTACCGATGAATCAAGGCTAGATATTTACAAGGGCAATGGCACTAACGATATATCACATAGATTTGCGACAGCGTCTCTACCTAGTTTTGTCAACATCAATAGTGTTGATCAGGGTTTTGGTATTGGCACGATTAATCCGACAGAAGAACTTGACATTTTTGGCGATGCGCGTATTCAAGGCCACCTGCTTCTCGACCCGCAAAGCAGCAACCCTACTGAGACAGACGAAGGTATCTTATTCTACGACAACGTAGATAACCGCTTTTCTGGCTATTCAGAATCAGCCTACAAAGACTTAGCCTATGTATCGGATATTGACAGCACGCGCATCGTAGAGGACAGCATTGCAGTGTATTATACAGGAGGCAGCGAGATAGGCAGGGACACTATCAGGATAACGGTTATCGCTCCTGTTTTTGAGGTAGCAGGCGACACTGTAAGGACTTCGAGTGCAAGTGATGGGCAGGACTTTGTTTTTGGTTCTTCGTCGCTTGACGATACAGGCACAGCAACTGAAGATGAAAGGTTCTTTTTTGACAATAGCAAGGGGTATTTCTTTGCAGGTGTTGCAACTACAGACACGACAGTTAATGATGCGGATAGAGGGCTTAGGGCTATTAACTTAGGATACGACAACTCAGCCAGAGCGACAAATTCAGCAATCAGTGGCGGTATCGGAAACCTTGTTACATCGTTCGGGACTTCAGCGACAATAGGCGGGGGAGATGGCAATACAGCAAGTAATCTTGGCGCGACAATAGGCGGGGGAATTGATAACGAATCAGGTGGGGCGGGATTAGCGTATTGTGCAACAGTTGGAGGCGGGCAAAGAAATACAGCATTAGAAAGGTTTGCTACAACATCAGGCGGGGTTGACAATATTAACTCAGCGCAATACGGAACGATCGGCGGCGGCAGGGACAACGACCTGTCAACTGATGCGCCAACATATTCTACTATCCCTGGTGGCTTGGGCTCAAAAGCGACGATTTACGGCAGTATGCAGCATAGCTCAGGCAACTTTGATACCGATAGCGTAGGACAGGCACAAAACATGCAAATCACAGTACGCAGGGAGGTAACAGGGGTAATTGACTTTGACTTATTCCCATCCGGCAACAACCCTTCTGTCGAGCGCATTGAAATAGAAGAGGACGCCTTTTGGAGCTTCACCGCCAACTGTGTGACAGTAGTAACGAATATCGGCACATCAGCAAGCCTTGAGCAAGGGGATAGCAGGGCGCAGACGATTTTTGGCAAAGCGGAGAATGATGGCGGCACTATCCGCGTTGATTATGAAGCACCGGCTTTGACGACATTCGATGACCCTGACGGGGATATGACAGGCACAGGGATTTCGTTAAGCCCTGACAGTGCTAACAACGCGCTGAAGGTGACTTGCACACCACCGGGCGTTGGCGGCGGCGGGACAGGCACTACAGTAACGCGGGCAGTCTGCACCTTCTTAATCACGCAACTGAAATACTAATGAGAATCGGACTAGGCATAGGGTTGAACAGGTTTCGGGGCGCGGGTGCAGCCATTACAGGCCTACTCGACCAATACACCGGCGCAGCAGCAGCTTTTTCGCTTGATACGCTAATCTACGGCGATCACAGCGTTGAAGATACAGCGGTAGGCTCGCAGACAAACGGCAGCACAGATACCTACACCGTCCGTGTGCGTCGCAGCTCAGACAATGCAGTGCGCAGCTTCACACATACAGAAGTGGGCAATGGCACGCTTGTCACATGGGTAGGCGCAGGCAATGATGGGTTTGTTGAGGCTTGGTACAATCAAGGGAGTGAAAGTGATGCGGTGCAGACGACTGCGGCTAATCAGCCGAAGATTGTTGATGCGGGGAGCTTGGTGGTTGAGAATGGGAAGGCTGGAATAGATTTTTTAGGGGAATCAAGCATTTTTTTAGACACAGGAGATTTCGCACTAATAAGCCAGCCAGTAACCACTTTTGCGGTTATCGCTGATGAAAAACAAAGAGATACTTTCAGGCTAATTCATTCAGGAAAAAACTCAAACAAATTAGATTTAGGGATTTCAGATAATGGTTCTTTGTATGGGTATTCAACTCAATTAGGGATCAGCAGCAAGAATTTCAACAACCAACAAGCAATCGCTTATCTGTTAGCAAATGGAGCATCTAGCCAATTAAACAAAAATAATGAGACACCAGAAATAGAAAACATAGGCAGTTCAGGAACTCAGGTCGAGTCTCTAAGAATAGGAATAGCACAATTCATAGCTTTTAGTTTTCAAGGTTTGATGCAAGCTCTATTGTTTTTTCCATCCGACCAATCAACCAACCGCACCGCAATAGAATCAGCCCTCAACGATTACTACGAAATCTACTAACATGAGCAGATACACGAAAGACATAGACATCACACAATCAGGCGAAACCTACCGCGTCACAATCACGGAGACGGTAGGCGATGAGCAGCCGATTGTGACACAGCTTGACCTGACAGAAACAGAGCTGCAAGCCTACACAGATGCGCAGATAGATGCGCAGTTGTCCCTGCAAGACCTGTACGAAGGCTTATCCAAGCGGGCAGAAGGCGAGCAAAGGGCGTGGTTCAGGGAACTGAACAAGGTTGGCAAGAATGAATACTACAGCCGAAAGCGCCAGAAAATCAAAGAGTGGACAGACGGCTACAATTTCAGATACCTGAACACCGACGGGCAGGAGCCTATTGATTGCACCATCAACGCTTCCGGCTTCGTGCGCCCCATCGAGGGGGCAGGCAACTTCTTGCGCGTCACATTCGACAGCAAGCGGAGGATTCAGGCAAAAGTGCCGGGAGGTAACTTGTTTACTATGCTGTCACTTGATGAAGAGTGGTGGGTAGGCACCGATGAAAACAACATTACGCACAGGCTGCGGCGCATCAAAAAACAAGGATAATGACAGGAAATACATGGCTCTGCCTGACATTGGCAGATTACGAAAATACAATACCTGCTGAAGTGGCTTCCTATTACGAGGTAGCAGAAGCAACCACATGGCAGCAGGTCAACGAACAAAAGCTATCACAGCAGTTCAAGATGCAGCGGGGGCCTTATACCGTCAGCGGTATTCAGGTGATGTTTGTGAACATGGATGTAGACTACACGACCGCAATGGCTACAGCCTTGCAAGCCTTGCAGACTACTGTGCCTTTCGGCTTCATGCTCACAGAGGCACAGGTAAGGGGCTACATGCAGCAGCAGTGGTACACCGGCACATTATCAAAGGTAGTTGCCTACAGCAATAAGGTAGCCACGTCAGAGGGCTACACAGGAGGCACGAACAAGTATGCTGACCCAATTGAAAACGACAGCACTCCTGGGCAATGGGCAATACTTAAGCACCCTTCTTATCAGGATGCAAGCATGACATTAATCGAAGGCGAGTTGCCCCAAGGGTGGCTGCCGGAACCGGAATTACCATGAGGCTAATCATAGGCATATTGATCGGCTTACTAATAGCCTTAATCGCATACCGGGCGTGGATAGCCTGTATGTTATTTCACAACCACGTATAACACCAAATCCAATGGCATACAAAAATAGCGAAAGCAGCACCTTAGCCACTCAGCTTATGAGCATGGGCATTCATGGGCATGAGCGCATAACAGACGATTCGTTTGATGACAAGCGCTTTGGCGCTTTCATTGTTGTTGCTGATGCGACAGTGACGTTCAAAGACTACAACCGCGAGCAGTTCTTCGGGCAAAAGACAGATGTCACTTACCCGGCAGGGCATATGGTTGTTGGCGACCTGCGCGAACTCGCAGTAACAGCCGGCAGTATTGATGCTTACTACCAAGCAGGCGAACGCACAGTAAGCGACAGCTAATGAAGACGTACAGCATCAAAAAAGGGCGCACGGCTTTTCGCCCGATGGCTTCACTGTTTCCTGCACTTGTTTACTCAGGGTTCAGCTTTACAGCTACGTTTGACAGCTCATGTTGGTTCTCTGCTGCTGAGGTAGGCGGTGACAAGGACAGAGCTGACTGGCTGAAGCTAACGGGTATTACAGCAGCGTTTAGCCTGAACAATCAACGCTCAGCGCTGATCGCATGGCGGCCTACTGATGTGCCGGATACGTTCGCCATTACTGCCTACACAAACAACAAGCGGGGCGGCTGGAAGATTGGCGGGCCGGGCTTCAAAATAGCGACAGTAAAAGCAGGAGAGCAGTTTTCCGGGCGCGTGTTGTTTTGGCACGACCCGATAACACTACGGCCTACGGTAGACTACTATATCCACACCCCTAGTGGGACATTCACCGCAACACACGATTTCGACAAACCTTGGCACTGCCTCTACCGGGAAATTAGCCCGTGGTGGGGCGGTGCTAACGATCAACCCGGGAACTACGGCGGCGCTGCACCGAAGGATGCAACGCTAAAGCTAGACTTCCGGTGGGAAAAATGATTACCTAACTACCTTCCTGAAAAAATGAACAGGATGAACGATTTTTTTGACGCGCTGGAAGGGCTTGGTTTTAGGCTTGCGGATTTTGTCGCAGGCATGGCAGGAGGGATAGTGCATATGTTGATAGACAACTCAGAGAAAAGCATACTGCACCGCGCATTGAACGTGCTTGCAGGGGCTGTAACAGCGGCTTACATCACGCCGCTTGTTGCGTACTACCTGAGTATTGATGAAGCTTTTGAGCGTGCGTTGGCGTTCCTGATAGGCAGCATCGGGCTAAGGTTGATGGATAAGGTGTTGGAGTTCATCGAAAAGAACGACATACCGACAATAATTAGACTCTTAATCTTCAAAAAACGAAAATAATGCAGACTTACATCGCAACAATCGCAGTGCCTGCCGCTTGGTTTGCAGGCGACCGGATTGTACAATTCGAGTTTGAATATCCGAAGGGCAAGCCGGTGACACATGAGGTCATTCAGCAGGCAGCACGAAAAGAAAAGCGCTGGAAGAAGTTTAGCGCCATTTCTGCAATACCTAAAAACTAAGAAATGAAGAATCTACTGATGCTGTTACTGACAGCAGTTACTTTTACGCTCTTTGCACAGCCTGTGCCGGATGAGTATTCAAATGAGTACAAGCGCATTGAGCGCTTCATTCAGGAGAACGAAGGTCCGGGCAAGGTCTTCTTGGACCCGATTGAGCAGATACCAATGATACCATCGCTTGCCACTGCGGATGCAAATGGCAATTGGGCGTATGATTACTACCGTGTAGCTCAGAATGAGGCGTGGATTAAGGAGCGCATTAAGCGCAAGGTTGCAGTCTTTGTGTTCGATACAGAAGGCGAGGCAGGGCACAAAAGCCTTGAGGACTTTGCATGGCCAGAGAAAGATAAAATCTTTACCGGAGAGCCTGCAAGCGCAAAGCACGGGCATGGCATACACGTAGGCACCTGCATTGCAGGCAAGCACGAGTTTAACTACAAACTAGGGCCTGCATCGGTGTTAGGCGATAACCTGAAGCTCATCTTTTATAAGGTGCTGCGAAAGGAGGGCTACGGTTATACTAATCAGATTGTCACAGGCATCGAGACAGGCACAGCAGAAGCAAAGAAGCTGATTGATGATGGTTGGTTTGTCATCTTCAACTTTTCGCTAGGTAGTCAATCTGTTAACGAGCAGTTCAACACCGCTATCGAGAAAGCAGAAGATGCAGGAGTGCTTGTTTTTGCTGCGGCCGGCAATAACGGGCAAAACTTTATCGGCACACCAGCGAATGGCAAAAGTGCGCACGCTATTGGGGCAATTAACAACTCAGGCACAATTGCAGGCTTCAGCAATTACGGGCCTCAGCTCTATATGTCAGGAGCAGGCGTTCGGGTGTACGGTGCCTGGCTGAATGGCGGTTATGCTGAACTGTCAGGCACTTCGATGGCATCGCCTACACAGGCAGCAATAGCGGCTATTGTTGGCGCTACGTCAAATGCCACTGCAAAGCAGGTGAGCAACTGCCTGCGGGCTAACGCGGTGGGGCTAGGCCCTGACGGATGGGACGAGAAATACGGGTACGGCGTTAATATCCTGACAGCATTGAAGGATGTGAAGCCGGAAAGCTACAGCGATGAGCATAACGGCAACCCTGATACGCCTAATGACGATGAGCCGGATAATCCTGACGAACCCGACGAACCGGATGACCCAGGTGATGACGAACCGGACGAACCAGATCAACCGGAGAAAGACGAGCGGGCAATCGTTGTCGAGATGGCTGATGTTTACCCGGTGATGTGGAAGCCATACGGGGCGGGCAAGTTCAGGACAGACGAAGTGCAAATTGTTGTCAAGTACAGGACAAAAGAATACGCTGAAGACGCTGTTGAGGCAATTACGCTAGGCACTGGTAAGTTTTTCACGAACCGGGCATTTATCCTAAAGCAGACAGATGATGTGATTGATATGACGTTTTGGGTGCGGCACTTCTACGAGATGTTGATGCGCCGGGCTGGCTACAAAGTGACAATCGAGCTAATTACGACTGAAGTGGACGGCAAAACGGTCAGCCTTGACAAAAAGCGAGGGACTGCACTTTCTAATATCCGCAGGATGTTGAGCAGTATTAGCACGTTGACTTTTGCGGAGAACACAATCGAGCAAAAAATCATTTCAAAAAACTAAGACAATGAAAGAGACTAGAGAACTTCTAACCTTCACTGCGCAGGGCATCAACGCGGGCTACACCATCGCAGCGGATGGCAAAGTGGATTTTGCAGATTTGGGCGCACTTGTACCGCTCGTCCTTGCCGGGCAGCAGGGCATCGGAGGCGTTAAGCTGATCGGCAGCGAGCAGGCAGGTATCGGCGACCGGGAAAAGGACGAGATCCGCAAGGCGATGGCTGAGAAAATGACATCAGTGCCACGCGAGTTGCAGGGTGATTGGCTTGATGCTGCTATTGGTATTCTGTCTGTCTACCGCCTCGGCCGGGCTGCTGCACAGTCTGAAGCAGCAAAGACGATTTTTGACCGCATCCGCAAGGGCGAAAAGCTTGAGGAGATTGAAAAGGCTTACAACTTGTAAGCGAATGCAACGACAATGACCGATAACCCCTTGCATCTGCACTAGCAGGCAGGGGGTTTTCGCTAATACCTAATACGCTCTTACTATGCGCCCTAGACTGACCGGAGACGAGGAAAAATGGCAACGCCTGATTGATGCTGTGCGCAAGATTGGCATTGACAACGTAGTTGATGCGATGGATGAGGCGGGCGGCGATTGGATGCTTCGACTGACTAAGCAGACGCTCGACGGCAATGGCAACGTCATAAGCGAGGTGTACAGCCGTCAAAACAGCACAAGCACACCAACGGAGGGGATGAGGCTTAAACGTCTGTCAAAGGCTCCTAATGGCGGTGAATGGCGCATATATGAGCAGTCGCATGACATGGCACTAGCCTATAGCGAGCTTGTGCAGGAATTGAGCCTACAGGCACGCCCATTTCCGCCTGCTGAGATACCGGACAGCTTGCAGCAGGGTTACTGCCTTATGCCGATGCTGACAGATCATCACTTCGGGAAGATCGCGTTTGGGTACAAGGGCGATTCATGGAGCTTGGATGAGGCGCGGGAGGTATGGCAAAAGGCGTTGGATTACTACCTGTACAAAGCGCAGGACCTGCCGATAGCTCAGGTGTTGCTGCCGATTGGCAACGACCTGTTGCACACCAACAGCGATACAAATACTACCAAGCGGGGCACACCAATGGAGGTTAGCGAAAGCTTTGGCAATTTATACAAATACGTTCGGGACGTAGTGGTAGCAGGTATCTTAGCTTGTGCAGAGATTGCGCCTGTTCAGGTGATAATGGTGCCTGGCAATCACGATGAGGACGCGGTGCTGCGGCTAGGGGATTACCTAGAGGGGCTGTTCGACAGGCATCCGGTAGTTCAGGTCAACAACAAGCAATACCGCCGTAAATACTTCAAATTCGGAGCGACAGGGATAGGGTTCACGCATGGTGAAAAGGTTAAGCCACGCGATCTGCACGGGGCTTTCTCGAATGATATGCCCTCAATTTTCAGCAGCGTAAAGTATCGCTACTTTTTTGTCGGTCACCTGCATAAGAACGCAAGTGCAAGGCTGAGTATATATGATGAAAGGAGGGATGAATATATGGGCACGCAGGTAGAGATATGCCCTTCGCTTTGCCCGACCGATAAGTGGCACTTTGACAACAACTTCACCGGCAATCAGCGCAGCAGCAAGGCGTATCTTTTTTGCCCGGATAAGGGGAGGGTTGCAGAATGGTATTTTAATCTTTAACTTAGCAGCGTATGAGAGTTATAGCAGTTAGTGAAAGCCCCGCGCAAAAGAGCGTTTGGGGCTTTCTTGTTATTGCTTTTTGCGCACAACTATCTCCCATCCGATATGCGCTAACATTTTATTGAATAGGCGTAACTTACTTGTAATAGGTGATACAATGCGCCTAAAGCTTGCATTACCGTTGTTTGGGTTTTTGCCCATGTCAGAGTACCACTGCTTGTAATCGACTGATAAGCGGCAGTAGTCTTCAAATTCGGTTATGTTGTCGGTTGGTAGGTTCATAGAAAAAGATTTAGCCCCGTTGATGTTATCGCTGGG